TAGTTGTAGCCTAGTTGCCGACGACGATAGTCGTAGTCGTTGCCGCATGACGGACAGATCACTGTACGCTTTGCCATGTTGTCTCCATTTCTGTAGTTTTGAACTACGTTAGATTGTTGCTGGTTACGTTGCCAATTACCTGACAACTTATACTACTATACCATATAACTTAGTAAATGTCAAGTTTTCTTAGCCTATGGTTGTGTAACGTGGTGTATGGGGTAAAGTCCTTAGCTACTGTGGTGTATGGGTAAAGTTCCGTAATGTTCCGTTAGTGGTGTCTGTAAGTGCTTGTAATAAAAGTAATGTTCCAATGTTCCATTGTTCTGGGGTTATGAGGGGGGCAAAATGTGTGGCTAGGAAAGCGGAACATCGCAAAAAGAAGGGGGTCTCGCGTACGTACCCATAATTTTTTTACTAGGGACATTAGGAACATTAGGAACATTATAATAAAATCAATAACTTGCAGACCCCCCATTTTGGAACATTAGGGAACATTCTACGGAACATTATAAAATAGTAGTGAAACACTACGCGTTGTGCTGTGCCGCAAAGCTGCTTAGAGAACTGGTCTCCAAAGGGTAGTGAATCACTACACACAACAACATGTTGTCACGTAGCACAGTTCAATTTGAATCCCCTGGCAAACGTGTGGCGCAGTGCTGCTTAGAGAACTGGTATCGAAGGGGTAGTGTTTCACTACCCAAATAAAAGACACAAAAAAAGCCCAGAGCCGTGAAGCTCTGGGCGTTAGTATTAACCGATTGATTTGATCAAACCGTTTATGCATTTTACCAAATCATCTAGATCCATTGAGGAAGCAAAATCCTCAGTCTTTTGGATGCGTTTGATACAGTCGGATAGCGCGTCGATTACCATCATCTCTGGACTACGAGTTGTGGCATCTGGACCCGCTTTACCCGCGTCGATCTCGGCAGCAATGCGCTCACGTGTCTCAAGTTGTTTCTTGATATCACCGAGCACAGCGTTCGCTTGCCGCATCCAATAAGCGCGAGGCTGACCGTTTACTGTGGCATCGCCTGCCGCCTTGGCGCTCTTGCTCATTAACTCTTGCGCTTTCTGTGGGAAGCCTGAGTTGATAGCGTTCTTGGCGAACGTCCAACTTTCTTCGGTCGCTGTTGATCCTGTCGATTTAGGCGATATGCACATAGTAGAAACCCAGCCAGCGGATCGAATTGCATCGACACGTTTTAGTTTGTTAAGATCAGTCTTAACAGTTTCTTTAGCCCAGTCTCTTAATGATACGTGAACGACTTCGTTACATTTTGCTGTTACAGTCATAGTTAATCTCCAATGTTGTTAGACTGTTGATGTGCGTCGCGATGCGTCATTGCCTCGTGACAAGATCTTTATACGTGTTTTGTCGTAGTGTGTCTTATTATCAGACGCGCCAGAGTGTAAATAGTAGTGAATCACTACTTTTCTTGACCCCACCTACCCCCAACCCCCCCTCTCAACAGCATGTACTATTTATCTGTATAATAAAGATTTGCACAAAAATTTACGTTTCTAATACGTTCAGTACAGAACAATATAGTAATATCAATAGGTTAGCCTACCCCCCACCCCTTTTCGGCACAGTTCGTACCCCCACCCCCCTACATATTCAAAAAATATAATATGAGTCCCAGATTGATATATTGAAAAAATTTTTTATAATAAAACAAACAAGGTGGGTAAGATGGCAATACATATAGAACCGGAGAAGGGGGTCAAAATGCGCCCTCCTCCAAAGATTAAAGACCTTGCAGTAAAGGCAAGTGCTGCTGCGGAAACGGCAAAGCTGCTACATGAGAAGGGGTTGGAGATAAAACCAAATGCAGAAGATAAAGATATTGCAGCTACCCTTGCTGTGTCCTATGCCGAAGACCCTGAAAAGACTTCTAAGGCAGCAACGCCGAATCGGGTGGCGAACTTGACTCCTGCGACGTTGTTAATGACAGACAGAATACTCAAGGACTTTGGTCACTCTGTGGTTAAGTCAGCGACACAGGTCAGACATCTTGTGACAAACAAGCTGATCGAGGAGACCGAGAACCCTGATCCACGCATACGGATACGTGCGTTGGAGTTGCTAGGTAAGGTCAGTGATGTGGGTCTGTTTGCAGAGAAGTCAGAAGTAACAATCACACATCAGACTACGGATGATCTGAAAGAGAAGCTCCGTGAGAAGTTAACACGACTGGTAAACCCAGAGCCTGAGATAGAGGACGCCATTGTGGTTGAGGGTAAGGTCATCGACGTGGACAAAGAGTTAGGGCTAGACGATGAGTGACTTAGCTGTCCTAGCCAAAGATATGGATTTCTCAGATGCTGACATTCAGCACATGTTAGAAAACTTAGACTCATTCAGCCCTGAAGAGCTGGACGAGATAGATAAGATTGTAGGAGAACTCTCTACGAGGCAAGATAACAAGGCAGCTCATGATGACCTGATAGAGTTCTGTAAGAGGATGCAGGCCGACTATAAAGTGGGCCGACATCACCGCATACTGGCGGAGAAGCTCATGTCCTTAGAGGATGGGAGCAAAGACCGTGTCTGTGTGAACATACCACCCCGTCATGGTAAGTCACAGCTTGTAAGTATATTCTACCCCGCTTGGTTTCTTGGGCGAAATCCCGGTAAGAAGGTCATGATGGTGTCACACACCACAGACCTCGCGGTAGACTTTGGGCGGAAGGTTCGTAACCTGATCGCCTCTACAGAGTATACAGAGATATTTCCAGAAGTCTCACTTGCTATTGATAGTAAGTCGGCGGGTAGATGGAACACAAACTTTGGAGGTGAGTATTTTGCGTGTGGTATTGGTTCTGCTCTTGCTGGGCGGGGTGCTGACCTCCTGCTCGTTGACGATCCCCATTCTGAACAAGATGTCATTAACGGAAACTTCTCTGTGTTTGAAAAAGCATATGAATGGTTTACCTTTGGTGCACGTACCCGTCTTATGCCAGGTGGTAGAGTAGCTATTGTACAGACACGTTGGCACATGGATGACCTTACAGGGCGTGTGACTAACGATATGGTGAAGAACGAACTAGCAGATCAGTACGAAATCGTGGAGTTTCCTGCTCTGTTGGACGCTGAAGATGACGATGGCAAGCCGATTATGAAGCCGTTGTGGCCTGAGTTCTTCGATTTAACAGCTTTGGAGCGTACAAAAGCCTCTATGCCTGTGTTTCAATGGAACTCACAGTACCAACAGAAACCTACAGCCGAGGAAGCATCGATAGTTAAGCGAGAATGGTGGGGTAGATGGCCTCATGACCAACCTCCGCACGTAGAATACGTGATTATGTCGCTTGATGCAGCCGCAGAGAAGCATAATCGTGCCGATTACACCGCATTAACCACGTGGGGAGTATTTTTTAACGAGGATGAGAACGCACACCACCTAATTTTGCTAGATTCTATCAAAAAACGGCTAGAATTTCCTGAACTGAAGCAACTTTCTATGGATGAGTACACAAAATGGGAGCCAGATGCGTTTATTGTGGAGAAAAAGTCCGCAGGAACGGCTATTTACCAAGAAATGAGGCGTATGGGGCTACCTGTGCAGGAGTATACACCTCACCGTGGCACGGGTGACAAGCTTGCAAGGCTTAATTCTGTGGCAGATATCATCGCATCGGGTATGGCATGGGTGCCAGCGACTCGCTGGGCTGATGAATTGGTCGAAGAGATAGCGGGATTCCCGTTTATGTCTAACGATGACCTTGTTGACAGTACGGTTATGGCGTTATTGCGCTTTCGTCAGGGTGGATTCATTCGTCTTCCGACTGACGAGTGGGACGACGAGGTTCCTTACTACCATAAGAGAGAATACTACTAGCGTTCAATTTTGATGCATATAACTTTAGAATTGGTGGTAGTCACTAAAACTTTAGCTTCTGCTTTAGCCTCTTTACAAGCTTCCTCATTAGCGTAACTACCGACATGATAGTGGTCAAAACTTCCGCTTACCAACTGTATCCAAAGCAAAACCCACATTCACCACCTGCCCTGCCATTGTCCTAGAAGATAGAAGACAACAAACAGTATACCCCCACCTATTAGGAATATTGTAGCACCAATAGCAAAATTTATCATGGCATCTACTTGTTCTTGCTTACGATAAAGCTCATCCTTGCGTTGTTTACGCATTCTTGCCTCTATTGCCAAAACTTCTTTCCAGGCACTTGGCCCATAGTTCCAAGAGATATGATCTTTTATCTCATTTCTCATTTGTTCCATTTTTTTCTTATTAGCAAAGATCTCTAGGGCTGTTTCTTCATCACTACCCCTAAATGTCTTCTTCCAGAACGGAGGATTCTTCTCCCGTTCTTCTATATTTGTAAAGTCAGAGAAAGCTTTGCCCCAATTAGCAAGCTGCCCTGTCATTTGTTGTAAATCTTTTCCCGCACCAATGGCTGCTTTGAGACCTTTGAAAGCACCTGTTGCCATTGCGACACAACTAATCGGATCGATGACTACACCTTAACCGAATATCTCCCGTCTTCAGACCTTTTCTGCTAGTTTATCTATCTTTCCTTCTAATCTAACCAGATGATCTACCACCCTAGACATCTCTGATTGATGATCTTCTCGTTTAATATAACTCTCACGAGTCATATTTAGCAAGATGTTGAGTCGTTTTACCTCACTACTCATCTGATTAACCCACCAGCCCATAGGAACCACAACTAAAGCGATGATGACATTCCATATCATAGGTATTGAAAGTTCCATTTATGCTTCCTTTTTGTTTACAGATTACACATCTTTATGTTACGCTGCAAATATAAAGATGGTTTTATCATTTTTTTGCTCCTCCTAACTAAGGGGTCTTTGCGGCCCCTTTTTTCTTGTTATAGTACAAATTGAAACGTATTCTCCCTTTTACGTTTCACGGCGAAGCAGATACCCCCCCACCAAAATCTGCTTCGCCACTAGACGTATGGTAGTAATATCTGCTATCATTAGTTTGTGCACACATTTAGGAGACTTAAATGGCTATTGAAAAACCAATGAAGCCATCAGATCTAGACATCGAAGAAACAGGCGCAGAAGAGATCGAAGTGCAGGTCGTAAATCCTGACGCTGTATCAATAGATACTGGTGATGGCGGAGTGGTTATTGATTTTGAAGGAAGCCTGACGGAAGAACTTGCTGGTCCAGAACATGACGCAAACCTAGCTGATTTCGTAGATGAAGCTGAACTACAATCAATGGCCTCTGACCTCTTAGAAGAATTTAATTCTGATCGCGAGTCTAGAAGAGACTGGGCAAGAGCCTACGTTAAAGGGTTAGATCTTCTTGGGATGAAGATAGAAGAACGTAGCCAACCGTGGCAAGGGGCATCTGGTGTGTTTCATCCAGTTCTTACAGAAGCTGTTGTAAGGTTTCAGGCACAGGCAATGGGAGAGCTATTTCCTGCGTCTGGGCCAGTAAGAACCAAGATTATGGGTAAATTAACCCCAGAAAAGACCGATCAGGCAGACAGAATCCAGACAGAGATGAACTATTTGTTGACTGAAGAGATGACAGAATACCGCGATGAGACTGAACAGATGCTGTTCAAGCTCCCTCTTGCAGGCTCTGCTTTCAAAAAAGTTTACTATGATCCGTTAGAGGATAGACCTGTAGCTATGTTTGTTCCCGCAGAAGACTTTGTTGCTTCTTATGGTGCATCAGACCTCGCGTCTTGCCCACGGTACACTCATATAATGAAGAAAACATCTAACGAGATACTGGAACTACAGGTCGCTGGATTCTACCGCGAGGTAGATCTTCCTGATCCAGAACCAGATTTTTCAGACATCCAAGAAAAGTATGACGAGCTTGATGGTGAGAGCGCGGTAATAGAAGACGATGACCGACATACAATCTTAGAGATGCATGTAACAATGAACATGCCAGATGAGTTCGACGATCCAGACGGGATTGCTCGTCCATACGTCATTACGATGGACAAGTCTTCAAAAGAAATATTAGCAATCAGACGTAATTGGTATGAGGACGATGCAAAGAAAAAGAAGAGATTACATTTTGTACATTATAAATACCTACCTGGCTTGGGTTTCTACGGCACAGGTCTTATACATCTCATTGGTGGATTGGCTAAGTCAGCGACTTCGATCCTTCGCCAACTTATTGATGCGGGTACATTATCTAATTTGCCTGCGGGTCTTAAAGCTCGCGGTCTCCGCATTAAAGGTGACGACACCCCTCTTATGCCAGGTGAGTTCAGGGACGTGGATGTTCCAGGTGGTGCGATACGGGATTCAATTA